CCGCCCAGGCGGTACGGGCAGTGGAAGCCGGACCATACAGCGTGTTCAGAGATTCAGTGCTGTAGTCCGGTTCAAAACCCACGATTACGTAGTCGATGTTGTCGCCGGCAGCGCACTGCTCGACGGACGGGAAACGGCCAGATGCGTCAGAAGATCCGGCCAGTTTCACCGGGTCACCAACAAACACGCTGGTCGCGTAGGTGCTCAAGAGAGACACCTGGGTCAGCTTGCCTTTGTAGTCACCGCCGGTAAGGGTAGATACCGGGCGCAGACCGAAAGGCGCATCACTATTAGACATAGTGAATTCCTCCAGTTGGAATCAGGTTTGAGTTAAATGCTGATCCCAGCGCCCACTATCTGTGATTGCTGGTCGCACAACCGAGGCCGCGCTATCTGCGCGGTGGTAATGCTTTAGGTGTTGGGTTGCCCCATGGTGTTCGGCAGTACTTTCATGCCGTCGCCGAAACCGTCCGGGGTGTAGGTATCCACACCCTGGCCGCCGACACGATTGTCCACCGCAGAGCCATAGGCGCGCTTGCGCTCACGGTTTTCCGCATGGCGGGCATCAACGATTTTCTGAGCCAGCCCCTTGGGGGCGTACAGCAGATAGGCGTTTGTCGGCTTGCCGTCACCCGCAATGCCGCAGGGCACACTTGCGTACCCGTCATCGGTCTTGCCGGCCTCGGTCTTTTTGGTGAACTCGTCGTCGTACAGCTTGTCCTGGTCCCAGACTTTCCAGCCCCGAGCCAGGTGCCGCTGGATGGAGCCGCGGGCGTTGTTGATGACACAGAAGTCGTACTGCTGCTGGTGCTTTTCGATGATGTGATCGAAGGGCAGGCGCTTGCCAATGTCCAGCGGTGACCGGGCTTCCGGGATGTCAGTTTGGTTCTGTTTCTTTGCAGCAGGCATATCAGCCTCCGTATTGCTTGGCGAGGGTTTTGGCGTATTCACGCTTGGCCGCATCGTGGTGGTTGATCCAGCGGTCGTGCATTGCCTTCACTTCGGGAGGCATCTTGTCCGCCGGCGCCTGGGTCTTGCTTGGGCGCCGTGCTCCTTCCACCTTTGAGGGTCGCTTGGCCGGAGCTTCACCGCCACCCAGCCGCTTCTTGACGGTTTCCAGATGGGTCTGGATTTCCGCCTCGGTCAGGTTACGCCCGGCCCGCTGCTGGGCCTGGGCCACCACGGCATTGAAGGCGCCCGCAAAGGCTGAGGCATACACCGGGTCAAACTCAGGCGCTGCAGGGTTCAGCTGCGGGTTTTCGCTACGATAGGTAGCAATAACCGGCGGCTCCTGCGAATCACTCGCTTCCGCTTCGGGGCCTTCCTCAATCTGGCGACGCTGCTTTTCCAGGTCGTCGTAAGCATCAAAGTCCAGGTCTTCCCGTGCCTTCTTCTTCTGGTCTTCCAGCTGCTTCAGAAGGCGCTCTTTTTCCTGCTCGCGGAACTTGTCGAACTTAACCGCGTCCTCTTCAAAACGCTTGAACTTTTCCTTCACGCCCTTCAATTCATCGAGGATTTCTTTCTGCTGTTTGAAGGCCTTCGGGCCCCGGTAGTATTCCGGGTCACCGCCATCAGCAACGTACTGCTCGTAGCTTTTGAAATCCTCGGGCACATCGTCATTGGCTTCGGGCGCATCCAGGGTTTCCGGCTGATCGTCTTCAGCCTCTTCCGGCGGCTCAGCCATGGCTTGCGGCGCCCCGCCCATCTTCTGGGTTTCGGCTGCCAGGCCGTCCAGAATATCCTGCGGGACGGCAGAGGGTTGATCAGACATCTTCTGACTCCTCGATAATGGTCAAAACATCATCATCGTTGATGATCTGGTAAAACTCGCTGGTGGGTCGGTCCAGGCTGTCCTTGTAGCGGAACAAGTGGCCCGCGTACTGCTTGAAGCGGATCTTGTCGCCCACCTTGATGGGGCTGTCGTTACCGAATCGGTCCAGCTGGAACGCTGCCGGGCCAATATCGACCACCTCGCCCACGTCATTGGCTCGCTGTGCGGCCTCCCACTCGTCGTCCGAATGGAACTTCACGATGCCGCCGGCGGATTCACGCTCCACCTGCTGCGGCCTCACGATCACTCGAAATCCTGTCGCCTTATCCTTCATGCCACCTCCTCCTTGACCAGCTCGTACTGCTCGAAAATCCGCATGGGATTCCTGAAATCCTCTGCCGCCTGGGTCGCACCCAGATTGCGGAACAGGTTTTCGGCGGTCTTGTCGTTGGTGTCGCCCACAAAGGTGGCGTTACGTCGCACGTCCCCCAGCTGGTCCTGGTACCATTCCAGGGTTTTGAGGAACGATTGGGTTGTTGGATCCTCCAGCCATAGGCGTATTCCGTCCCGGCTGATCCGTGGGTACTTGTCTGCCATTTGCAGCTCCACTGTTGAGTATTTCCAGGGTTCTCATTGCCTTGGCTTCTTCCATGTCCGCTATCTGCGCAAGGTTCTTCATGGCTTCGGTCAAGGTTTTCACGCGGTCGGCATCTGCCTTTTCGGCATCTACCTGCATGGAGGCCAGTTGCTGGCGCATCTCGCCAACGGCCTTCATTTGATCCAGTGCAAGCTTTCCTTCCTTGACCGCCATCTCGCGGTCTTTGAATTCGGCTTCCATCTGGGCGTACTGGAGTTGCAGCTGCTGCATCGGGTCGACCGCATTCGGGTCGGGCTCTGGCAGCAACTGGTCAATATCGGGAACGCCCATGGCCTTGTAATACTGCTCGTAGGCGTAACGGACGTTGTGCATCTGGGGATTACCTTGGGCGGCCTGCAATACGGCCTCGGCCCGGGCAAGCCTCTCCCAGTCGCTGCCCTGTGATGGGTTCAGCGTGGGGGCGATGTCGCAATCATCCGGGTTGAAGTCCTCACGCAGGCTGGCTTCTTCATCCACCACGTACTGGTACTGCTTGTCGTCCCCGTGCAGGAACAGCAGCCGGAACATGGCCTTGAATTCGGATTTGAAGCCCTCGCAGACGCGCCAGATCATGGCATTGGGCGCCTTCAGTGCCTGCTGCAGACGGGCCAAGTACAAGCTGGCTGCCTCATTGGCGCTGGCCTCAACCTGCTGGCCGGCCACAGTCATGCGCCGCGCAGCCTCTTCCAGGTGCACCATCATCTGGTACAGCGTGGCGTTGGGACCAGCGAACGGGAACTGCATCACCGAGTCGCGGAGGCTATTGCCGCCGGCCACCTGCACCTGCTTGAAGACGCCCAGCTCCATTTCCACTTCACCGGTCTGGAACTGCGACGCCTGGTTGCCGCGTGGCTGCACACCATGGGCGATCAGGCCAGAGTTCGACGCCATGTTGGCCAGCGTCCCGGCGTCAATCATCTGCCGGGTATTGGTGTTGATGGTGTGGAACATGTCGTGCAGCAGGATCCCGAAGCCCAATCCCATGGGGGAGCCTTCCGGATCAGGAATCAGCTGCTTCTGCGTCAGGTAGGCCGTGGGCTTGATGTCCACCACCTCGCCCTGCAGGTTCAGCGTGACGTCTTCCAGCTCGAAGTTCGGCACCACACGGACCAGAGCATCCAGTTCCTTGCAGTACATGCCGATGTAGGGCTCGGCATATCCATCGTCGTCCAGGTCGTAGGTGAAATAGACCTCGCAGAACTCGAACTCAGTCTTCTCTTTGTCCAGCTTGTCGACATCGACATCCCACAGCTCTGCACGCTCCATGGAGACGATGCGGTTACGGGAAATCTGGAGCTTGTGGGTGACTTGTGGCGCATCTTCGAAGCAGTCCACTTCCTGGCTGAAGATGACCTCATCAGCCATCACCAGGCCGGTGCACAGCGTGCCGCGCACATCGTCCCACCAGGTCTTCTTGTAGGTGGTGCCAACAACCGGCAGCGCCATCATTTCCTTGTCGGTGATGCGCTTCCAGAGGCTCTTTTCCACCTCATAGTTGGCGAACTCAGTCACACGCCGCGCGCGCGCCTCTTTCTCATCACCAGCCGGCCCCTTGATGTCAGCAAACACGATGTCGTCGCGGCTGAGCACCTCCATCACAACGCGGCTGTTGAAGTCGATTGCCGCTTCCATGATGTAGGGCATCATCACCTTGGCGCCGCCCTTCAGCTTGGTCTCCACTTTCGAGGAGTCCATTCGGGCCAATTCCAGCGCCTTGTTGTACTTCTTCAGGTAGTCGCCCATGGACTGCTCGTCCTGGCCGTACTGATCCAGCACCTGTCGCTGCATGTCGCGCAGGTCTGCATCGTCCAGATCAACCACAAGGTTGTCAGACTGAAGAATATCGGTGAGATTCATTAGTATCCTGTCGGCCCCTCAACGGAGCGTCTGTTGCCCTGAACGTAAACGGGTATGGTGATGGCGGCCTCCAGGCCAGACATGACCAGGTAGCGCATGCAGTCCATCAGGTGGTCGTTTTCCTTTACGACTTGGCCTTTTTTATCTCTACGATAGAGCCTGAACTCCGCCAGCGTGTTTTGATTGCTGCTGAAAATCTTAAGGCGACCCGAGGAAAGGCGCTGCCAGACTTCGAATATTCCGGACTCAACCGCATTCTTTGCTTTGACAAGATCGAGGCCAAGCTGCTGATATTTCCACATCAGCTGCTCACCATCGTGCTGGCTTCTTCCTCTTGCTGCCGGATCAATCACGCCCGGTATCCAGTCCGCCCGTGAGCGGATGGCGTCGGCGTGGATACTGGGCTCAGCGTTGCCTCGGTAATGCTCGGACCAGAGATAGACGGTGTCGCTCTCGCGGTCCCATGCACCCCAGATAGCCGCAGTGCGCTTCCAGCCCACGTCCATGGCGTAGACCATCGGCCAGTGGCCGGGCACCTGAAACGGGTCACAGACGATCTCCGATTCCGGTATCGGGTAAATGGCCCCAGAGCCAAGGGACGGCTTGCCGAACTCCCGGGCATCGCGCAGATGCGGCGG